CGTAACTTCAATTGCTAATAATGATTTATCTGTTGTTGGTGTTGGTACAACTTTCGTAGATAATGTATACTTCATTCAGGAAATATCTAACGTTGGTCTTGCGGGTTCTATTGTTTGTTATGTAAATTCAGGAACTTCAGTTGTTGGTATTGCAACAACATCAAATTCGAGCAATCCTGTTGGAAGATTCTCATGGGGAAGATTTGCTGGAATAAGTAGATCTAGTTCCCCAGTTTCTATAGCAGTAACTGGAAATACTGTTGATGTTGGATTGACAACTTTCCCAACAATTCAGAGAAGAGGTACTGGATTAAGGGATGGAGGAGCACTTCCAAAAAATATATAATGAATATATAATGACAATTCTCTTATAAATATCTAAAAAACTATTAATATGGCTGCGGTAGTAACAGATCAATTTAGAATATCAAATGCAAATAATTTTGTAGACTCTGTAGCAAATACGAGCAATTCTTATTATGTATTTTTAGGATTACCAAATCCAGCTAATCCAGTATCTGGTTTTGGTAGAACTACTTCAGATACTGAATGGAATAGTAATACTCCAACTCCAACAGATAATTTGCAGTTTACTTCACAATATAGAGATACTGCTTTATTTGGAAAAAAAGTGACAACATCTAATGTTAGAAGACTTATACGAAAAGTTAATTGGGCTTCTAATACTAGATATGACATGTACAGGCATGATTATAGTATTTCAAATCCTGCCCCCAATTCCAATCTAAGTAGATTATATGATACGAATTATTATGTGATTAATAGTGACTTTAGAGTTTATATTTGTATCGATAATGGTTCTTCAGGTTCTAATTTGAAAGGAAATGTATCAAAGGATGAACCAACATTTACTGACTTAGAACCATCAGCAGCTGGAACTAGTGGTGATGGATATATTTGGAAATATCTTTTTTCAGTAGCTCCTAGCGATATTATAAAATTTGATTCTACCGAGTATGTTGTAGTCCCTAATGACTGGGCAACAACAACAGATACCCAAATTCAAAGTATTAGAGAAGCAGGTGATTCTGATATAAATTTGAATCAGATTAAGAAAATATACATTGCTAATGGTGGATCTAATTACACCTCCGGAATTGTGGCAATTAACGGTGATGGAAGTGGTGCCAAAGCATTAATTGATGTAAATTCTTCCGGAACAATAACTTCTGCCACTGTAACTGCTGGTGGTAGTGGATATACTTATGGAATAGTCGATTTAGGATCTCTTCAACCTTCCGGAACATTGGCAGATCCTGCAAATTTAATACCAATTATTCCACCATCAAGAGGTCATGGTTATGATATCTATACTGAATTAGGTACAGATAAAATATTAATCTATGCCAGATTTGATGATTCGAATAGGGATTTTCCAATTGACACCAAATTTACTCAAATTGGAGTATTAAAAAATCCGCAACAATATTCATCTGCTACAATATATACTGCCAATCAATATTCATCTTTATTTTCAGTAAGATTGAATTCAGTTACATCAACTCCAGTTGTAGGTGCAGCAATGTCACAATCGGTAAGTGGAGGTGCTGCTAAAGGATATGTTGCATCATATGACGATGAAACTAAAGTATTAAAATATTTTCAAGATAGATCATTATACTTTGGAAATACAAAAGATCATACTGACATTGATAATGTTAGTAGTAATAGTAAATTATTATCTTTTGAATCTTCAGGTAATAATATTTCCCCATTTACAGGATCAATTGATACTGGATTTTCTGGAATTAAAACAACCATAAATTCTAAGGAAATTGATTTGGGAGTCAATTTTACAAATGGACTTGCAAATCCCGAGATAAATAAGAAGACAGGGGAAATCATTTACATTGATAATAGACCTCTAATTCAAAGAGATTCTCGCCAAAAAGAAGACGTTAAAATTATTCTGGAATTCTAAAGAAAAATGTCACAAAAAACAAACTTAAATATCAATCCATATTATGATGACTATGATTCTGAAAAGAATTTTTATAAGGTCTTATTTAAACCAGGATTTCCAGTTCAAGCAAGAGAATTAACAACGTTACAATCTGTTCTGCAGGGACAGGTAGAATCTTTTGGTAGTCATATATTTAAAGAAGGTTCAGTTGTTATACCGGGAAATATTTCTTATGATGGCCAGTTTTATGCTGTAAAACTTAATGCTACTAGTGCTGGAATTGATGTCGCACTGTATATTGAAAATTTTATAGGTAAAAAAATAATTGGTCAAGAATCAGGCACTACTGCCAAAATTCAACAAATTGAATTTGCTGATAATAATAATTTTGAATTTTTGACAATTTACGTAAAATATCTAGACTCTGATAACGATTTTGAATTTACTCCGTTTCAAGATGGAGAATCCTTATCTTGTGTGGATAATGTAACTTATGGAAACACTACTATTCCTGCAGAAACAGAATTTGCATCTTTAATCGCATCAGATGCAACTGCTATTGGTTCTGCAGCTTCCATTGGTAAGGGGGTTTATTTTATTAGAGGATATTTTGTAAATGTTTCGCAGCAAACTTTACTTTTAGATAATTATACGAATACACCATCATATAGAGTTGGTTTAAAAATTGATGAGTTAATTTTAGGGTCTAAAGATGATGAGTCTTTATTTGATAATGCAAAAGGATTTACAAATTTTGCCGCGCCAGGTGCAGATAGATTTAAAATAAATTTAACTCTTACCAAAAAATTAATATCAGACGTTAATGATACAGATTTTGTTGAACTTTTAAGATTAAAAGATGGTAAGATTCAAAAAATTACCACAAAAACACAATATAATCAAATTCGTGATTATATGGCTGAAAGAACATATGATGAATCTGGTGATTATGCAGTAATACCATTTGATCCGTCAGTTCATAATTCATTGAATAATAGACTAGGGAATAACGGTCTTTTCTTCTCCAATGAATTAACAGAACAAAGAAATACACCATCCGAAGATTTGATGTGTTTCAAAATATCTCCAGGAAAAGCATATGTGAGGGGATATGATGTAGAAAAAGTTGGAACTACAATAATTGATGTAGACAAACCTAGAGATACACAAAAAGAATCTAACGTAACTGTCCCATTTGAGATGGGAAATTTACTTAGAGTTAATAACGTTACTGGTGTTCCTCAAAACAAAGCAACAATTCAATTATTAAATAGAAAAACAGGTGATACAGAATCAGTAATAGGTGACGCTAGAGTATATACCTTTAATCTTACAGATGCTGCATATTCTGGAGTAGAAACAAAGTATGATTTGAGATTATATGATATTCAAACATATACCAAATTATCCCTCAATCAGAGCGTAGATGCCACTGATATGCCAGAGGGATCTTTTATTAAAGGTAAGAGTAGTGGTGCAAGTGGATTTCTTGTTGGTGCTGGTGGAGGAGCGTCTGTAGGTATTTTATTGAGACAAACTTCTGGTTCTTTTGCTAAAGGAGAGCAAATAACTATTAATGGAGTTGATTTCTCAAGAACAATTTCAGATTTTATTGAATATGGAACTCAAAATATTAAATCAGTAAAACAGGCAGCGGGTAGTGGTTTTCCTGCATTTACGGCAGATTCAGTTCTTGAAAAATTTGATATGCCCAATGGAATATCACAAATATCAATTCCATTAGTTGGTAATTTAGGAAATACTGGTGTTTCAACAGTAACAGTAACAGGAAACGTATTCAGTGGAATAAAAACTGATACTCTTATTTCATATCAAAGACCAGGATTTAGTACCGAAACTGTTAATAGAGTTTCTTCTATCTCTGCGGATAAACTTTCTATAGAACTTAGTCCAGTCAGTGCTGGTGCCGGAATCACTGGTGTTTATGATGGCAAGTTACCTTCTGGAAGTGGAAATCTTTTAGTTACACCACTTGCTCGTGGACCAATTATTGATAGTGAAAATGCACAGTTATTTTCACGATTGCCAGATATTAATATTTCTTCAGTAGATTTACTTAATTCAACATTTACAGTTGTCGATCAAATAACTGGAGAATCTACCGATTCTTCTGGCACATTGACATTTGATCTTTCAAGTATTTCTGGAATAACCAGTGCTTCTTTTGCAACTTTTGATCAGGAGAGATATGGCGTTCATTATTCTACCGGAATAGCAGGAACAATTACAAGTGATACTTTTGATTTAACAAATAATGTCGTAACAATTAAAGGATTGAGAGCAAGTCAATCAAATATTATTGTAAATACAACTCTTACTAAATTTGGAGTTCAAAGTAAGATTAAGCAATATAATAGAAGTCAGACATTAAATATAACAAGATCAAAATATTCCGATTCTGGAGTTGGTATTAATACTTCCAACAATGATGGACTCAATTTTAATACTCAATATGGATTAAGAGTTCAGGATGAAGAAATTTCTTTAAACTATCCAGATGTTGCAAAAGTTATAGTAATTTATGAATCTTTGGGAACAGGAAATCCCACTTTAGATAAATTTCAGTTTACTTCAACCGCTAATGTTCAAACGAATGCAATAATTGGGGAAAATATAGTAGGAAATTCTAGTAATGCGATTGCTAGAGTTGTTTCATCTCCATCTGCAAATAATTTAGAGTTAGTATATTTGTCCGACGATGTATTTAATGTTGGCGAAACAGTAACTTTCCAAGAATCAAATATAATTACAGAAATAGAAACTATTACATTGGGAAGTTATAAAGATGTAACTCAATTATTTAAATTGAATAAGGGACAGAAGGATGAATATTATGATTATTCCAGAATTGTTAGAAATAAAAATGTTCCAGAACCAACTCGTAGATTATTAGTCATCTTCGATTATTATTCTGTGCCATCTGATGATAATGGAGATGCATTTACTGTATTGAGTTATGATGAAGAAAGATTTGCACAAGATATACCAACCATAGGTCGTTATAGAATAAGAGCAACGGACACTTTAGATTTCCGTCCAAGAGTATCCGTATTTGATCCAACTACTGCAACAATTTCTCCGTTTGATTTTAGTTCTAGAAGTTTTGATTCGGTTCCAAAACTTTTAATGGCACCTGGAGAAGGGTCCATTGTAGGGTATGAGTATTATCTTCCTAGAATTGATAAATTATATATTGATAAATATGGAACTTTTATTGTTGAAAAAGGAATATCATCAAAGTATCCCAAAGCACCCACTAAAAATGATGCATTGTTAGAAATTGCTAGCATCAATCTTCCACCTTACTTATATGTTCCACAAAATGCTTCTATAACTCTGATTGATAATAGAAGATTTACCATGAGAGACATTGGTGATATTGAAGATCGGGTTGAAAATTTGGAAAGAATAACTTCATTATCGTTATTAGAGTTAAATACACAGACGTTACAAATTAGAGATGCTGACGGAAAAAATAGATTTAAAAGTGGATTCTTTGTTGACGATTTTAAAAATTATTCTTTAATTGACAGACCATTATCTTCTATACAAATTAATCCAACAGCAGAAGAATTAATACCAATTATTAGTAGAAATTCTCTTAAATCACAAATTGCACAAATTGATGATATTATCCCTCAAAGTTTAGATTTTATTAGTAATTTTGATTTATTAGATCCAAATGTTCAGAAGACTGGAGATTCGGTAACTTTAAAGTATGACGAGATAGATTGGATTGAACAACCAATAGCAACTACAGTAGAAAATGTTAATCCATTTCATGTTGTTGTATATACTGGAGATATTGAATTGAATCCAGCAGTTGATACTTGGGTTAGAACTATTCAACTTCCAGATAGAAGTATTAGAACTTCCACCAGTAGATCTAGAACTCTTACACAAAATCTTACCAGCAGGATAAATTTAAATCTAGGCACAGCATCGATTGATGGTCAAACCACTACTAACACTAATCTGGACCGTATAGGAACAAGAGATCTTAGATTAGTTCACAGAACTGGAGTAAGAACTAATGTAAGAAACCAAAATCTCAGTGCCAGTAGTTCAAGTTTTGATTCTAGCACAACTGTTGATACTATTAGTTTTGATGATATTAGTATTAGGAATGAACATATTTCATCTTCGGATGAAGTATTCATGAGATCTAGAAATACTGAATTTTTAGTATCTAATCTCAAACCATCCACAAGATTCTATCAATTTCTTGATGGAAACAGTGGCGTTGATTTTATTCCAAAATTAATTGAAATTGCAAATAGTGAATCTTTGGCAACTTACGGAACTTCCAATGGTTCTTTCGTAATTGGAGAGACGGTAGTTGGATCTGCCGCAGGTGCAGGTGGAATTGGTCCATCTATTTCATTCAGAGTTGCTACACCAAATCATAAATATGGAGGATTTAATAATCCGTCATCAGTATTTAATGTAAATCCATATGTAACCTCAGAGTCTATACCCTCAACATATAGTCAATCCTCCAAAATTCTCAATGTTGATACTTCTTCTTTATCTGAAGAAGCACAGGGATTATATTCTGGTTATATTATACAAGGAATGAAATTAGTTGGTCAAACTAGCGGCGCAATTGCATATGTAAAAGATATTAGATTAATTTCAGATAACTATGGAGATTTAATAGGATCCTTCTTTATAAGAGATCCAAATGCAATACCAGTCCCTTCAGTTAGACTCCAGACTGGAACAAAGACATTTAAAGTTACTTCTAGTGCTTCAAATGATTTGGGTCTTCCAGGAAGCAATTCAGTTTCTTTTGCAGAAGCAAATTATAGTTCTACAGGTTCTTTAGAGCAGTGGCAAAATGAAGTTACTACTCGCACTGATAACCTTACAACTACATCCGTAATAAATCTTAGAACTCAAGCATCCGCATCTCTAGCAATTTCACAATCAGACACTGTAATTACTGAAACATATTCTGATCCATTAGCTCAAACATTTATTGTTGGAGGAAATGTAGAGGCACCATCAGATATTGATACTAGTGAAGATATAAATGGAGCATTCTTAACTGCTGTTGATATTTTCTTTGCCAGAATAGACGAAGGAAACTCTCCAGTTAAAATTCAAATCAGAACTACAGAATTAGGATTCCCAACTAGAACTGTTTTGGGAAAAACAGTCACTTTAAGACCTACAACTGTCGATGCTAATGGCAATATTGTAAAAAATATTCAAACATCAGATACTGGAGATATTGCTACAAAAGTAATATTCCCAGAACCTATTTTTCTACCACCCGGAAGAGAATATGCTGTTGTTCTCTTGGCACCAACTAGTGATGAATATGAAGTGTGGACGGCCACCATGGGCGAAACTTCTGTAGCATCTGTCAATCTTCCACCAAATTCAAATGCACAAAGTGCTGTTTATTCAAGACAATTTGCGCTTGGAAGTTTATTCAAATCTCAAAATGGATCTATTTGGACTCCTAATCAGTATCAAGATCTTAAATTTAAACTTTATAAAGCACAATTTACTTCTCAAACAGGAACAGCATTCTTCTACAATCCAGTATTGGATAAGAGTAATGATTATGTTTCTAAATTATCTATCGATCCGGTAAGAACTTTACCAAAAACTGGAACAATTGGTATTACCACCATCAGCGGATCTTCTGCTAATATTGGAATACTGACCACAGGAAGAAAACTTGCAGGTGCCAATAATACTAATGGATCTGCAATTGTTGTCGGTAGAGGAAGTTCTATAACAACATTAGGTGTGACTGAAGGTGGTTCTGGTTATGTGGTAGATTCTAGTGTAAATACTTTTAATGTAGTCGGTGGTGGTTCTGGATTAAAATTAAATATTAGTGGTATTAATGCTGATACCGGTGCAATTACTGGTATTGCTGCAGCATCCGCAAAAGAAGATCGTGGTAATGGATATAAAATAGGTGATGTTGTTGGTATTGTTACCTCAACTGTTTCTAGTTCAACTGGAAAAGATGCGAGAATTACAATTACCGGAATTTCAACAGATGTTGATACACTTTATGTTTCGAATGTTCAAGGAGAATTTGGTTCTAGTGGTACTGGAAAAGCATTTACAGTAGGCGCTGGAATAAGTTACTTTGCTAATGATGGAACATTAACTTCTATAGGAACTAATGATATATTAACTGTTACTGGAACAGGTGGTGTATATTCTGGAAACTATATGAGGGTAAATCATTTCAATCATGGAATGTACTCCAATACAAATAAGGTGATATTGAGTGATGTTCAGTCTAATATTGAACCGACAACTTTATCTGCAACATTATCAGTTAGCGATATTACTAGTGTCAGCGTAGCAAACACTAGCAACTTTACCACGTTTGAAGGTGTGGATGTAAGTGCATCAAATCCGGGATACATTAAAATAAATAATGAAATTATTACTTATGATGGTGTAGGTTCTGGATCACTTTCAATTGCTAGTGATGGAAGAGCAACGGATTCTACTATTGCAGAATTGCATGATATTAATAACATCGTTTATAAGTATGAACTTAATGGAATCTCTTTGAGAAGAATAAATAAAACTCACACTATTGCGGAACCAATTGAAATTGACAATTATAGTATTGTTGTTGATGTATCCGCAAATGGGGTTGATAGAAGTGTTGATGGAACTCCTGAAGGAATGCCGCAACTTAATTTCTCTAATGAAGCATCTACTGGCGGAAATGCTATTAGAGCAACAGAAAATATTCTGTATGATTCTATAGTTCCAACTTATGACATAATTACTCCAGGTTCTTCTACTTCCATAAATGGGACAATAAGAACTATTAGTGGAACTAGTGTTGATGGAAATGAATCTTCATTCAATGATAATGGATTTGAACCAATTGGGATAAATGTGTTAAATACTTTGAATTCTCCGAGAATTGTTTGTTCTGAAGTAAATGAAAAACAATTCTTACCAAATCTCCCCAAAAACAAATCTTTTACAACAGGAATAACTTTAAATTCTAATGATTCTAATTTATCTCCACAAATAAATTTAGATACTGCATTTACAGAGTTTAGATTTAGTCGTTTTAATAAACCAGTTATCGATTATGCGTCTGATGGTAGAGTCAAATCAATTTTCAATGATCCACACTCTGCAATATATGTTTCTAACACTGTATTTTTGTCAAATCCTGCTACATCACTCAAAGTAATTTTAAATGCATATAGACATCAATCTGCAGACTTTAGAGTTCTTTATAATTTAATAAGATCAGATTCTGGGGAAGTTGATCAAACATTTGAATTATTCCCTGGATATGATAATTTAACTTTTACTGATGATCTTGGATATACTATCATAGATTCATCTAAGAATAGTGGACTACCGGATAAGTTTGTTCCAGCAAGTTTGTCTAATCAATTTTTAGAATATGATTTTACTGCAAATGAATTGCCATTGTTCATTGGATACACAATTAAAATTGTAATGTCTGGTACTAATCAGGCATATCCCCCAAGAATTAGTGAATTGAGGACTATAGCAGTAAGATGATTAAAGTTAAAGGTTATCAAAATTTATATCGTGATGAAACAAGTGGAGCTATAATTAATACTGATTCTATGGCATATAATCAGTATGTAAGTTCTTTGGAACAAAGAAATCTCCAAAAAAGAGAAATCTCTGAAATGAAAAATGATATTAACGAGATAAAATCTCTTCTCAGAAATTTATTGATGAATTCTGAGAATATAAATATCTAAAGATAAGATAGCATAATTTTTTGAATAATGGCAGTATTTGTATCTAACATCACGATTGAACAAGGTTTCGACTTTGATACTTCTTTTCAGTTAGAAGATACCAGAACAAACACCCCATTGGTTTTAACCGGTGCTGCGACAGAAGGCATGTTGAGAAAAAGTTACACTAGTGCAAGTGCCGTTTCCTTTGCTTCTACAGTCTCTGACGATGTTAATGGGATTATTTCAATATCTCTAACATCTTCGCAAACAGTAGGACTAAAAGCAGGAAGATATGTATATGATGTAAAAATAACTAGTGCCGGAAAAGAATATAAAGCTGTTGAAGGGTCAGCATTAGTAAGAGCCGGAGTCACTAGGTAATGCCAAGCATAAACGATAGAATTGGATCACAAAACGTAATTCGCGTATTATCCAATGCTTCTGCGCCACCATCAAGATTACTCAATCTAACTGACGTTGATTCAACATCTCAGACAGATGGTAATTTATTAATCTGGGATTCTACAGATAATAAATTCTTCATGAGTCGTACTCTCGATTCAACAGAGGGATACGAATTTACTGGTGGAACAAATTCAGTAGGAATAGTATCATTTTCGGGAAGCACTCAATCAGAATCAACTGTAACTGGTGCAGTAATTGTTAGTGGTGGTTTTGCAGTAGGAAAAAATGTAAATTTTGCTGCCGGATTAAATGTTGTTGGTATTGCAACTTTCTCAAATGAACTTGATATTAATGCCGCTGTTGATATTTTAAGGGGATTAAATGTCTCCGGTATTACGAGTGTAGCATCCCTCAATATAGGTGCCACACAAGTAATTAGTAGCGGAAGAGAACTTCAAAATATTGCTTCTTTAGATGCTACCACCACAGCAACTATTGAGGCAGCAATTGAAGTAGCTCCAAATAAATTTACTGATTTAAAAATTACCGGTGTATCAACTTTCATCGGTATCGCAACATATGCCGCAGGACTTCAAGTCTTTTCCGGTGTATCAACATTTAATGCTGCGGTTGACATTGATGCGGGATTAGATGTAGATGGACAGACTGACCTAGATGAACTAGTCGTTGCTGGTGTTTCAACTTTTAGTAATACAGTTGATATAAATGCTGGCGGTCAGGCAAATACATTTAAAGTAGAGGATCTTACAGATAATCGAGTAGTAATTGCCGGAACTGGTGGAGAACTTGAGGATGATTCAAATTTCACCTTTGATGGTGCTACATTATCAGTTGGTGTAAAATTAGATGTAGATGGAGACACTCAAGTAGATGATCTAAATGTTGCAGGTGTTGCGACTTTTAGTTCTCTCGTTGATGCAAATAATCGTCTTGATGTAGTCGGTGGTGCCAATCTAGACCAACTAAATGTATCCGGTATTACTACACTTGGTGCTGTTGATATTAACGGCATAATAGACATTGATGGTCAATTAGATGTAGATGAGTTAATAGTTGCTGGTGTTTCCACTTTCAATTCTGCGGTTGACATTGATGCAGGATTGGATGTAGATGGACAAACAGATTTAGATGAACTAGTCGTTGCTGGTGTTTCTACATTCTCTAATGCGGTTGATATTAACAGCACATTAGATGTAGATGGCGATACTCAAGTAGACGATTTAAATGTTGCTGGTGTTGCAACCTTCAGTTCTCTCGTTGATGCCAACAACAGATTAGATGTTGTTGGTGGTGCTAATTTAGATCAATTAAATGTTGCTGGTGTATCTACATTTAGTGCTGCTGTTGATATCAATAGCACCTTAGATGTTGATGGAGACACTCAAGTAGATGATCTCAATGTTGCCGGTGTTGCAACATTTAGTTCACTTATAGATGCTAACAACAGATTAGATGTTGTTGGTGGTGCTAATCTGGATCAACTTAATGTTGCCGGAATTGCCACATTTACTACTATTGACGCTAATGGTGGTTTAGATATTGATGGACAATTGGATGTTGATGAACTGGTTGTTGCCGGTGTTTCTACATTCTTGAATGCTGTAGATATCAATAACACTCTTGATGTTGATGGTGATACTCAAGTAGATGACCTCAACGTTGCCGGTGTTGCGACCTTCAGTTCTTTAATAGATGCCAATAACAGATTAGATGTTGTTGGTGGTGCAAATTTAGATCAATTAAATGTTGCTGGAGTATCGACCTTTGGTAATGTTTCTATTTTCAATGATGATGTAAGAATTACTGCCGGGGGATTGAATGTTGTTGGTGTTTCAACATTCTCTACTAATGTAAATGTTACAGGAACACTTGATGCCGGACTCATCGATGGAGGTACATACTGATGGCAAAACCAGCAAGCAGACAGGAATTAGTTGATTATTCACTGAGGCAGTTGGGAGCTCCTGTATTGGAAATCAATATAGATGATGATCAACTAGATGACTTAGTTGATGATGCTCTTCAATATTTTCAGGAACGCCATTTTGATGGTATTGAGAGAATGTATCTCAAATATAAACTTACCGAAGATGATATTAATAGAGGAACTGCTCAAGTTGGCGGGACTAATACAGTAGGTATTGTAACAACATCTGGAATCACTACCACAGTAAGTGGTATGACTACAGCAACTAATTATTTTTACGAAAATTCTAATTTCCTTCAAGTTCCAGATTCGGTTATTGGAATTGAAAAGGTGTTTAGATTTGATAGTAGCACTATATCAAACGGAATGTTTAATATTAAATATCAGTTATTTCTGAATGATATATATCAGTTCAATTCAATAGAACTCCTTCAATATTCAATGGTCAAAACTTATTTGGAAGATATTGAATTTTTACTAAGCACCGATAAGCAGATTAGATTTAATAAAAGACAAAATAGATTGTATTTGGATATTGATTGGAAATCAGAAAAGAAAGATACTTTTCTGATTCTTGATTGTTATAGAATTTTAGATCCCAACACATTTACTAATGTGTATAATGATAGTTTTTTAAAGAAATATTTAACTGCTCTCATAAAAAAACAATGGGGACAAAATTTATTGAAATTTAGAGGTGCAAAACTTCCAGGTGGATTGGAACTTAATGGAAGAGAATTGTATGATGATGCTTTGAGAGAATTAGATGATATAAAGCAAAGAATGTCATCAGAATATGAACTACCACCTCTTGATTTAATCGGATAGTTATCATGGTATTAAATTCTTATTTTTTGCAAGGGAGTACTGGTGAGCAAACGCTCATGCAGGATTTGGTTAATGAGCACATACAAATTCATGGCATAGAGGTATACTATCTACCAAGAAAAATATTTAAAACTGACAATATCATCAAAGAAATTCAGTCCTCAAAATTCGATGATAGTTTTCTTATAGAAGTATATTTAAATAATGTTGATGGTTATACGCCAGACAGCGATATAATGACAAAGTTTGGTTTAAGATTAAAAAATGAAATAAATTTAACAATATCAAGAGAAAGATATGAGGATTTTATTGCTCCCTTTCTTGAAGGAATTTCTTCTGGTATTAGAGATGGTCAAATTTTAGAATATACTTTTGGAGATTTGATTGAAAGACCCAAGGAAGGAGATTTAATTTACTTTCCTCTTGGAGAAAGATTGTTTGAAATAAAAAGAGTAGAACACGAAAAACCATTTTATCAACTTGGCAAACTTTATACGTATGATTTGAGTTGTGAATTGTTTGAATATGAAAATGAATTTATTGATACTAGTATTGCCGAAGTTGATAATCAACTGAAAGATGAAGGTTATATTACAACAATTGACCTTGTTGGAATTGGACGAACTGCAGATGCAACTGTCGGAGTATCAAGTGGTCGTGTCACTGAGATATTCTTAAATAACGATGGTTCAGGTTTTACATCTGCACCTACTATTACTTTCTCGGATCCGCAAAATGGTGGATTTACTGCTTCTGCAGTTGCCATTACAACTCAGAGAGCTAATGTCACTTCAATCTTTAGGATTGAAATGACAAATGCTGGTGCTGGATATACATTGGCACCAACCATTACAATTTCTGGTGGTGGTGGTTCAGGTGCTGCCGCAACATGTTCTATCTCCACTACTTTTGGTGTTCAGAACGTTGTTGTTGGTACTGCCGGAACTGGGTACTCATTTGCTCCAGATTTTACTATTGCTACTCCTCCATCAGGAATTAACACTGCCGTTCTTAATCCAGTATTCGCATCTTCTGTCGGTGCTGGAATTAATACAGTAAGAATTCTGAATTCTGGTATTGGTTATACATCCGGTCCAATAAGTCTTGAGTTCTCTGGACCCACTTCTGGAGTTGGAACTTTCCGCTATAATGAAACGGTCACGGGTCAAAGTTCTGGAGTTACTGCTGTTGTTAAAGACTTTGATTCTGGTGTCCTAGTTTCTGTTGCAGGAACAGTAACGGTTATTGAAGAAACTAAACTGAGAGTATCACTCAATACAGGTCAATTCTTTGAAGGAGAAACTATTGTCGGAAGTGCATCCACTGCTACATATATTGTAAAGGCTCATGATCTTGATAGTCATGATCAACCATCGGACTCAAATGAAGAAATTGAATTAGAAGCAGATTCTCTTTTAGATTTTAGCGAAAGTAATCCCTTTGGAGAATATTAATGTTAGGAACTTATTACTACCACGAAATAATACGAAAGACAATTATTTCTTTCGGAACTTTGTTTAATAACATTAATATTAAGCATAAAAAATCAGATGGAACGATTCTTGATGATATTAAAGTTGGTTTGGCATATGGACCACAACAAAAGTATTTGGCAAAAATTCAAGAACAAGCAGAGTTGTCAAAATCAATTGCCATAACTTTACCAAGAATGTCATTTGAGATGACAAATATTCAATATGATCCTACAAGAAAATCTGGAATAACACAAACATTCAAGGCATCAGATGGGACAAATTTGAAAAAAGTTTTTATGCCTGTTCCTTATAATATTGGATTTGAGTTAAGTATTTTCAGTAAATTGAATGATGATGCATTACAAATTATTGAACAGATACTTCCATTTTTTCAACCATCATTTAATTTAACAGTAGATCTAGTAAGTTCTATTGGAGAAAAAAGAGACATACCCATAGTGCTAGAAAATATTTCTTTCCAAGATGATTATGAAGGATCTTTTGAAACTAGAAGAGCATTAATATACACTTTAAGTTTCACTGCAAAAACTTATTTGTTTGGTCCGGTTGCCGAAAGCACAGAAGGACTTATCAAAAAAGTTATTGTCGATCAACATGCTGGCACAAATACTCAAACTGCAAAACGAGAGGTCAGATATACCGTTACTCCAGATCCATCGGATGCCGGACCAAATGATGATTTTGGATTCTCCGAAACTTGGACTGATTATGATGATTCAAAAGACCCCAGTCCTACAAGACAAATAGATTTGTAATTTGATATGAAAAATAACTATGATAATTTAGATCAAGCACTTAATGTTGAGAGCAGCATTGTTGAGGTTGATAAAACACCTAAATCTCTTGATGTTGTTCCTCCAAAATCTGCATCAAAACCAGAAGATATTAAAAAAGATTATGATTATACCCGAGCAAATTTATATTCTCTGATCGAAAAAGGTCAGGAAACTTTAAATGGTATAATGGAACTTGCCAGCGAAGGCGGAAGTCCCAGAGCATATGAAGTTGCAGGTCAACTTATTAAATCAGTTGCTGATACGACTGATAAATTGATGGACCTACAGAAAAAGGTAAAAGAGGTAGATGAAGAATCGACAAGTAAAACTAGCAGTGTCACAAACAATGCAGTGTTTATTGGTTCTACCTCAGACTTATCAAAAATGTTAAAGAAAGGATTTTTAGATAGTAATTCCGAAAAATAGTTTTGTATTTAAATTATGACTGATAGTGTATACCTAGGTAATCCCAACCTAAAAAAAGCAAATACGCCGATTGAATTTAGTGAAGAACAAATCATTGAATTCCTCAAGTGTAAAGAAGATCCCGTATATTTTGCAAATAATTATATAAAAATTATTTCTCTGGATGAAGGATTGACACAGTTCCATCCATATCATTTTCAGAAAAAATTAATTAATAATTTTCATAACAACAGATTTAATATTTGTAAGATGCCACGACAGACTGGTAAATCTACAACTGTTATTTCATATCTCCTTCATTATCTTATTTTCAATGATAGTGTCAATATTGGAATTCTTGCAAACAAAGCAGCAACTGCCAGAGAACTTTTAGCAAGACTTGCAACAGCATATGAGAATCTTCCTAAGTGGATGCAACAGGGTGTATTAGTTTGGAATAAAGGTAATATTGAATTAGAAAACGGAAGTAAAATTTTAGCAGCATCTACATCTGCAAGTGCTGTCCGAGGAATGTCATTTAACATTTTGTTTCTTGACGAATTTGCATTCGTTCCAAATCATGTTGCAGATTCTTTCTTTGCATCTGTTTATCCTACTATTACTTCCGGTAAAAACACCAAGGTAATTATCGTATCTACACCACATGGTATGAATCACTTCTACCGTATGTGGCACGATGCTGAGAGGGGAAAGAACGAATATATCCCGACTGATGTCCATTGGAGTGAAGTTCCCGGCAGGGATGCCGAATGGAAGGATACTACGATTGCAAACACATCTGAACAACAGTTTAAGGTTGAGTTTGAATGTGAATTCTTAGGTTCTGTTAATACACTAATCAATCCATCAAAACTTAGAAACCTTGTATATGAAGATCCGATAAAAAGAAATGCTGGTCTTGATATCTATGAGAATCCAATAAAGGAACATAATTATATAATGACTGTTGATGTCGCAAGGGGACTTGGAAATGATTACTCTGCATTCATAGTTTTTGATACAACAGAATTTCCATATAAAGCTATTGCCAAATACAGAAACAACGAAATAAAACCAATGTTGTTTCCAAATATTATTCTTGATGTTGCTAAAGCATATAATCAAGCATACTTAATGATAGAAGTAAATGACATTGGAGATCAGGTTGCAAGTATTCTTCAATATGATTTAGAATATCAAAATATTTTAATGGCTTCCATGAGAGGAAGAAATGGTCAGATTGTCGGACAGGGATTTTCTGGAAAGAAAACTCAACTCGGTGTAAGAATGACTGCTGCAGTTAAAAAATTAGGATGCTCTAATTTAAAGACACTTTTAGAGGATGATAAGTTACTTACGGTAGATTATGATATCATTTCAGAACTAACTACATTCTCTCAAAAACATAATTCTTTTGAAGCAGAGGAAGGATGTAATGATGACCTTGCAATGTGTCTTGTTATTTTTTCTTGGTTAGTGCAACAAGAATATTTCAAAGAAATGACTGATCAGGATGTAAGAAAAAGATTGTACGAAGATCAAAGAGACCAGATAGAACAGGACATGGCTCCATTTGGATTTATATCCGATGGATTTGAGGATAGTGGTAGTTTTGTAGATAATAATGGAGATCGTTGGCATACCGATGAATATGGCGATAAATCATATATGTGGGATTATATGTGATGGACTTTGATGATCAATTAGAACTTGAACATCTTCTTTTTTATGAAAGAAAGTGTAGAGTTTGTGGTCAGAAGAAAGATTTAATGGATGGATTTTACTTGATAAGAAAGGGTAGGGGAACTTTGCCCTCGGCATATTCTTATGAATGTAAGGAATGTACGAAAAATAGAATATTGAAAAAAAGAAAAGATAAAGGTTTAAAAAGTGTGTGGGAATATCCGGATTGGTAATGTTCATGCATTGTTTCCCCAATGAAAATACCCGTTTTAATAAATATTTTTAGAATAAACTAGGACTGAGAGAGGAACTTAAGATGCCGCTAAATTTAGCATCTCCCGGTATTGTCGTAAGAGAAGTAGACCTTACTCAAGGAAGAATTGACTCTTCAACTAATAAGACAGGCGGAATGGTTGGTGCTTTTGCACAGGGACCAGTAGAATTGCCAACCCTTGTTGGAAACGAAAATGATTTACTGAATAATTTTGGTCAACCATATGGTTCTGATAAGCAATATGAAACCTGGATGGTTGCCTCATCATTCTTGGCATATGGTGGGTCATTAAGAATTGTAAGAGCAGATGATGACGACCTTAAGAATGCTGTAGATAGTAGCAATAGTTCTACAAGTATTAAAATTAAGAGTACAGAACATTATGAAGAATTAAGTTATGACGAAAATGTCGTTCCTAATGTAATCGTAACTGGCAAGAACCCTGGTTCTTGGGCAAACGGAGTCAGAGTTGCCATTCTTGACTGCAAGGCAGACCAAATTTTAGAACTTCCTGCTGCAGGAATTGCCACTGTAGGATTGGGTGTAACTCAAGCTATCGATAGTGTCCTTCCTGGTGTCGGTGCAGGAACAACTCTTGACGGAGTTCTGAAAGGAATCATTACTCAAGTAGAGGGAGCACAAGCATACGTTAAAGTCGTATCTCATGTTTCTGCTGCAGGAACAGAAACTGCTGTTGATTATCAACAGAACGGAATTTATCAGTTTGGTACATCCAATAATATTACAGTTGTTACTAACGCTGGAGTTGCTGCTGCACATACAAGTGTCAATGCAACAGCAGATTGGTTTGATCAGCAAACTCTTGCAACTTCAACAAATAATGTTGGTGTTGGAACCAGTGTAGCAACTATTCAGTGGAACATTCTTGCTGATAGACCAGGGACTTCCGATTATGCTTCAGCAAGAGGATCAAGATTTGATGAACTTCATGTTGTAGTTCTTGACGGAGACGGAAAAATTACCGGAAATGCCGGAACTGTTCTTGAAAAACATCTTAATCTTTCCAAAGCAAAGGATGCAGAGTTCTCTGCTGGTTCTACTGCTTATTGGAGAAAATATCTAAAAAATAATTCAAACTTCATTTTTGGTGGTGGTGCTCCCACTGGATTAACAACCACCGGATTTAGTGCTGCCTTCACCGAACAGGGTGATTTTGGTTGGGATCAGAATGCTAAAGGAATTATATTTGGTGCAACTGGAAAACAAGACCTGACTTTGGTAAACGGCAAAGATTATAATGGTGCTTCCGGAATCGGAACAGTTGATAGTTTGAAAGCAACTGTTTCTAAGTTATCGACAGGATATCAGTTATTCCAAAATAATGATGCTTATGCAGTAGATTTCTTATTGATGGGTTCAGGAAATCACGGTAAGACAGAAGCGCAAAATCTTGCTCAACAAGTTATTGCAGTTGCTGACATCAGAAAGGATGCAGTCGCATTTATTTCACCTTATAGAGGTGCATTCATAAATGACTCTTCTGCCGGTTCTGTAACCGTTAATAATGATGTTGAGATCACTAGCAATGTTCTGAGTTTCTATTCTCCATTAACATCATCATCCTATGCTGTATTTGATAGTGGATACAAGTACATGTATGATAGATTTGCAGACACTTTCCGCTATGTACCTCTGAACGGCGATATTGCCGGAACATGTGTCAGAACAGACATTAATAGTTTCCCCTGGTTCTCTCCAGCAGGAACTGCTAGAGGTGCCATTCTTAATGCAGTTAAACTTACATACAATCCATCAAAAGAGCAAAGAGACGTTCTGTATTCCAACAGAATTAATCCAGTCGTATTCCAAGCTGGTTCAGGAATCGTTCTTTTCGGAGACAAAACAGCACTTGCCAAGTCTTCGGCATTTGATCGCATCAATGTTCGTCGCTTATTCATCTATCTGGAAAATGCCATCGAGGCTGCTGCCAGAGATCAATTGTTTGAATTCAACGATGAAATCACGAGAACTAATTTCGTGAATATTGTTGAACCTTTCCTCCGTGATGTAACGGCAAAGAGAGGTATTCAAGATTACGTTGTTGTCTGCGATGAGACAAACAACACTGCTGCTATTATAGATAATAATGAGTTTGTAGCAGACATCTTTGTCAAACCAGCAAGATCGATTAACTTCATTGGTCTGACATTTGTTGCCACACGCACAGGTGTCTCATTCGAAGAAGTTATTGGTTCTGTTTAATTCTACTTAATTACAAACGAGGTTTAAAGAAAAATGCCTAGTCGTCAGCAACTAAACACCACTCCACTAAGAACAATTAGTGATTTCAAAAGTAGATTATCTGGTGGTGGAGCAAGACCAAATCTATTTGAAGTAGAATTAGCATTCCCGGATGCTGTTGCAATTAATAATGATATTTTGCAGAAAGCAAGATTCCTTGTGAAAGCAGCTGCTCTTCCAGCATCTACCATTGCTCCTATTGATGTTCCATTCAGAGGGCGTATCTTAAAGATTGCCGGAGATAGAACTTTCGAAACTTGGACAATTACCGTCATCAACGATACTGATTTCTCCATTCGCTCTGCCTTTGAGAAATGGATGAATACAATTAACAAAATGTCGGATGCAACAGGTGTTGTGGACCCAGAAGCATATCAAAAAGATGCTACTGTGAAGCAATTAGATCGTGATGGTTCTGTTCTTAGATCCTATAAATTCTGGGATATTTTCCCAACTAATATTTCTACAATTGACTTAAGTTACGAAACAACTGATACTCTCGAAGAGTTTACAGTTGAACTTCAAGTTCAGTGGTGGGAAGCATATAGAGGAACTTCACCAGCAGCAGGTGGTGAAAATATCAGCTAAATAGTCAAACAGAGTAAAACTACTATAATATGGCCAAACTTTTTGGTTTTTCTATTGGGGACAAAGAAAAAAAATCTGCTTCCATAGTTTCCCCCGTTCCCGCTAATAACGAGGACGGGGTTGATAACTTTGTTGCAAGTAGCTTTTATGGTTCCTATGTAGATATTGAAGGTGCATACAGAAATGAGTCAGAACTAATAAAAAGATATCGTGAAATGGCACTTCATCCAGAAGCGGATGGTGCCATTGAAGACGTTATCAGTGAAGCAATTGTAAGTGATTTGTATGACTCACCGATTGAAATTGAACTCAGTAATCTAAATGCTAGTGATAAATTAAAAAAAGTAATTAGAGAAGAATTTAAGACAATTAAAGAAATAATGGACTTTGATTCAAAGTCTCATGAAATTTTTAGGAATTGGTATGTTGATGGAAGACTTTATTACTTAAAAGTAATTGATGTCAAAAAACCAGAAGAAGGAATCAAAGATTTGAGATATATTGATCCAATGAAGATGAAGTTTGTTCGTCAGGAGAAAAAACCTGATAAGAACACTGCCATAACTTTAAGATCAAATAGAGATGAAGATGCATCAAATGCATTGTCTCCAGAAATTGAAGAATATTTTGTCTATACACCAAAACCAAGTTATCCATCAAATTCTCTATCTGGAGGAGGTGGTGGTAAAGGAGTTAAGATAGCAAAAGATTCTGTCACTTATGTTACGTCAGGACTTGTAGATCGTAATAAAGGAACGGTTCTTTCTTATCTTCACAAAGCAATCAAAGCACTCAATCAACTAAGAATGATTGAAGATTCTTTGGTCATCTATAGATTATCAAGAGCACCAGAGCGTCGTATTTTCTATATCGATGTTGGCAATCTTCCCAAAGTAAAAGCAGAGCAATACCTTAAAGAGGTCATGTCTCGTTATAGAAATAAACTCGTCTATGATGCGAATACTGGAGAAATCCGTGATGATCGCAAATTTATGAGTATGATGGAAGACTTCTGGCTTCCTAGAAGAGAAGGTGGTCGTGGAACTGAGATTACAACTCTTCCTGGTGGACAAAACTTGGGAGAACTTGCTGATATTGAGTATTTCCAAAAGAAACTTTATAGAGCACTTGGAGTTCCAGAATCAAGAATTGCTGCCGATGGTGGATTTAATCTTGGTCGTTCTTCAGAAATTCTTCGTGATGAACTTAAGTTTTCTAAGTTTGTTGGAAGACTAAGAAAGCGTTTTGCAAACATGTTTAATGACATGTTGAGAACTCAATTGATTCTAAAAAATATTTGTACTCCAGAAGATTGGAATCAAATTAGTGATCATATTCAATATGATTTCCTTTATGATAATCAATTTGCAGAATTAAAAGAAACTGAAATGATGAATGAGCGTTTAGGAACGCTTGCAACAATTGAACCTTACATCGGCAAATTCTACTCAAATGAGTATGTTCGTAAGAAGGTTCTTCGTCAAACTGATGCTGAAATTATTGAAATTGATGAGCAAATTCAAAAAGAAATTGAAGATGGAATTATTCCAGACCCCAATGCTATTGATCCTATAACAGGAGAACCATTACCTGCAGAAGGTGGGGATATTGGAGCAATGGGTGATGTCCCAATGGAACCAGAAATTGATGGTGGTATCACTGATGCAGAGATGCAAAAAGATACTAAAAAAGCAGAGATATAAATAACTGAATAGGACTTATATTAATTTTTATGGAAGAAATTGTAGATTTGATTGCTGTTGATTCGTCGGCAGCAGAAATCAGTGATAAAATTAAAGATCTTTTATACACAAAAGCAACTGAAAGGATTGATAATCTTAAACCAGAAGTTGCATCTTCTATGTTCGGTGAAGTAGAACCTGAGGACCAATCATCATCTGAGGATCAAGAATAATGGCACATAAACCGGTAGGAAGCGGAGTATCCTTTGCTGCTTCTGCAGCAACAGCGACATCTGGTATCATGACTCATTTTACCGATACTGTTAGGATAACTGCTTTTGGTGGAGATGCACATGTTGTAACTGGGATTGATCCTACTTCATCCAAATTTGACTATTATATTCCAACAGGTACTTCGGCAACACTGAGTATTGGAAGACCAAAATCGCAAAAAGTTGTTGGTGTCACAACTGGTGCTACTACAACTATTGATTTCCCTGCAGGAAGTGGAAGTCCATTCGAAGTTGGAGATAAAGTTCAACTGACTGGAATTGTTCCTGCCGGTGCTAATGGTGGTACTTCTGGAATAGGACTTACAGTTCTTTCAGTTCTCGATGGATCTTTTAGTAGAAATTCTAACGGAGATCCTGGATATTTTAGCACTAGACTTACTCTTGCTCACAACACTGCTAGTGTAGGACCAATCACTGATGGTGAGGGTGAACTGAGAGATGTTTTCCAAGTAGCAGCAGTTGGAACTGCTTCGGGTGTATATGTCCAACAAGTTCAAATTACCGGAGTAGCCTGATGAAACTAATCACGGAAGAAATTTCTAGCGTCAAATTTGTCACCGAAGGCAAAGGTTCTAGTAAAAAGATGTATATTGAGGGCACTTTCCTTCAGGGCGAAATTAAAAATCGCAATGGAAGAATGTATCCTGTTTCAACTCTTGCAAAAGAAGTTGGAAGATATAACGAATCATTCGTCAATAAAGGACGTGCTCTTGGAGAACTTGGACACCCCGATGGTCCTACTGTCAATTTAGATCGTGTTTCTCATAAGATTGTTTCTCTCCGTCAGGAAGGAAATAATTTTGTAGGTAAAGCACAACTGCTTGACACTCCGATGGGTAAGATTGCAAAATCACTTCTTGATGAAGGTGTGATGCTTGGCGTCTCTTCTCGTGGTATTGGTTCCATTAAAGAAGATACTAATGGTGTCAAAGTTGTAGGTGAAGATTTCATGTTAGCAACTGCTGCTGATATCGTTGCCGATCCTTCTGCACCTGATGCTTTTGTATCAGGAATTATGGAAGGAAAAGAGTGGATTTGGGAAGGAGGAATCCTTCGCGAACAACTTGCAGAAAGAACACAACAAAGAATTAATACTCTTGTCTCTCAAAAAAGACTTGAGGAACATAAGCTGGAGTTATTTAATAATTTCCTCTCAAATCTTTAAATTATAAATAAATATAGATTAATACAATCATGTCTAATCAAATGTCCGTTGGTAGCAATTTACAAGAAATGGAAAACGTAGTAACTAAAAACGCTGCGCCTGGAGAACCAATGCAGAAGTTAACCACAGGTGGTACTCCTGCTACGTATGAGGATCTAGGTGGGCCGACCCCAGAAAACTCTAGACCCGATGACGATTCTAACAAACTCGCCACTCCTGGTGCATCTCTCAAACAAGTTAGAGATGTTGTAAACAAAGGTGCCAAACCTGCGGAAACTGCAAAAGGCATGAAGGAAGAGGAAACTGAAGTAGAAGTAGAAGAGGATCAAGAAATTGTATCCGAAGAGGAAACAACCGAAGAAGAAGTAGTCTCTGAAGAAGAGACCACTGAAGAAGAAGTTGTTGCCGAAACTACTGAAGATTCAGAAGAAGCAATTGTCGAGGAAGAAGTAATTGATGTTGAAGAAGACATCAATGCTCTTATTTCTGGAGAAGAACTTTCCGAAGAATTCCAAGAAAAGGCACGCACCATCTTTGAAGCAGCAATTAGAACTAAGATTGCAGAAATCAAAGAAGAGATGAAGTCTGAGTATGAGAATTCTCTTGTAGAGGAAGTTGCTGCTGTTAAGGCAGAACTCTCCGAGCGTACCGACGCTTATCTTGAGTATGTTGCTGATGAGTGGATTTCTGAAAATCAACTCGCAGTTGAGCACGGTCTTAAGACCGAAATGACCGAATCATTCCTCACTGGAATGAGAGGACTTTTTGAAGATCATTATGTAACTATCCCTGAAGAAAAATATGATGTAATTCATAGTATGGTAGAAAAACTTGATGAAATGGAAGATAAACTCAATGAGCAAATCAATAAGAACGTTGCTCTAAACAAAAGATTATCAGAATCGGTTGCCGATGTAATCCTTGCGGATGTATCAGAGGGTCTTGCTCTCTCCCAAAAGGAAAAACTCGCTTCTCTTGCTGAAAATGTTGAGTTTGAAAGTGAATCTAACTATCGTGAAAAACTGGCAACGCTGAGAGATTCTTATTTCTCTGCTAATCCCAGCGCACAGAGAAACCATTCAGAAAATATTTCTGAAGGTGCAGAAGGAGGACATCAACCAGAAGTGTCTGGATTGATGGAATCATATCTTCAGACTCTGAATAGAGTTTCGAAAAAGTGATTTTTTAAATTATTAACAACAAACAAAACAAAAAAATTTAAGAGGCAAAATTCAAATGCAAATGTTCAACGCCGAACAACTGCAGGAGAAGTGGGCACCAATCCTTAATCATGACGGTCTCGGAGAAATCCAAGATCCTCATAAGAGAATGGTTACCTCAGTTCTTCTGGAGAACCAAGAAAAAATGCTTAGAGAGGAATCTGAATTCCTCGGAGAAGCAGCTCCTACTAACTCCACTACCGGTGGTACTGGAGCAATCAGTAATTTCGACCCCGTTCTGATCTCTCTGATCAGACGCTCTATGCCTAACCTGGTCGCTTATGACCTGGCTGGCGTTCAACCGATGAACGGTCCTACTGGACTGATCTTCGCAATGCGCTCTCGCTATGCCGGACAAGGCGGCGAAGAAGCATTCTACAACGAAGCAGATTCTGCATTCTCTGGTCAGAATAACAACTTCGACCTGACCGGTGGAATGACTCAGGCTGCTGTTGGTTTGGGTACTACCAACCAGCAAGGAACCAACCCTGGCGCTCTTGATGGCACTTTCCCTGCTACTGCTGATGCCACTACCTACAACTTAGGTAACGGCATGACCACCCAGAATGCTGAAGCATTGGGTGATGGCACGAATAATGAGTTCAACGAGATGGCTTTCTCGATTGAGAAAGTTACCGTTACTGCCAAGTCACGCGCTCTGAAAGCTGAGTATTCACTTGAACTCGCTCAGGACTTGAAAGCAATTCATGGTCTGAATGCTGAAGCGGAACTCGCAAATATTCTCTCCACAGAGATTCTTGCTGAGATCAACCGCGAAGTTATCAGAACCATCTATAACGTTGCTGTTCCTGGTGCTCAGGCTAATGTCGCAACCGGTGGTACTTTCGACCTTGACATCGACTCTAACGGACGTTGGTCTGTCGAGAAGTTCAAGGGTCTCATCTTCCAGATGGAAAGAGATGCTAACGCTATCGCGCAGCAAACTCGTAGAGGAAAGGGTAATATGATCCTCTGCTCTGCTGACGTTGCTTCGGCACTCACCATGGCAGGTGTTCTTGATTACACCCCTGCACTCAACGCTAATCTTAACGTTGACGACTCCGGTAACACCTTCGCTGGTGTTCTTCAAGGTAAGTATCGCGTCTACATCGATCCTTATGCTGCTAACGTTGCTGCTAACCAGTACTACGTTGTTGGATATAAAGGTTCTTCACCTTATGACGCAGGTCTGTTCTACTGCCCTTACGTTCCTCTTCAGATGGTTCGTGCAGTTGGAGAGAACACCTTCCAGCCCAAAATCGGATTTAAGACTCGCTACGGCATGGTCGCAAACCCATTCGCCCGTGGCGCTTCAATGGATAACCCTGGTGTTATCGCTCGTAACTCTAACCGCTACTATCGTCGCGTTAAGGTTCTCAACCTTATGTGATCCATCGGATACACAAAGTTCATCAGACCTCCGCAAGGGGGTCTTTTTTTGTCTAAATACAGATAAAAGCATTCTTGAAATGAAACCGACACCTAGAGAGCATAAAGAAGCACTAAACCGTCATGCTACACTTGTGAAGCATTTGATTGATGAAGGTTATGCTCAAGATGAAGAGTCTGCAAATAATATCATAATAGGTATGAGTGAACAGTGGTATTCTTTGATTATTGACTGATGAAAGACTTTAATAAGTTTATTGAGGAGGCAGCATCAAAGAGATGTCCCTTAGGTCAATACTATTGCTATACAGATAAAAAATGTAAGCAAATTCCCAAAGGATATAAGATGGTGGGTCCTGCTGGATATCTCCGTAAAGAAAACGGACATTCGGTAGATGATAGTGGTGATAGTGAAAGTAATAAAAATGGCAATGGTGGAAATGGAAATGGTGGCAATGGTAATGGTGGAGGCAACGGTGGCGGAAATGGTGGCGGTGGTAATGGAGGATAATAATGGCCAGAGCATTTGACAATCAAATACAAAACAGGAACTTTTTAGCACCTGTTGGATTTAAATTTACCTTGGCAAAAGAACCTAAGATTTCTTTTTTCTGTAACTCAGCAAGAATACCTGAAATAACACTAGGAAATTCTGTTCAACCGACATATCTCAAGGACATTGACATCCCTGGAGAGAAATTAACTTATGGTGATTTTTCTTTAAGATTTTTAGTTGATGAAAATCTTGAAAATTATATGAAGATGCACAACTGGTTAACTGGACTTGGATTTCCAGAAACCCCCCAACAGTTTAAAACTTTAACAACTGATGAAATTTCGGGTGAAGGAGCACTCGATCAACAGTTTAGCGATGCAAGTCTTCATATTTTGAATAGTAATTATAGAGATGTTGCTATTGTAAAATTTAGAGATTTGTTTCCGGTTTCTCTTTCATCTTTGGAATTTGATGCATCAGAAGCAGACATTCAATATTTTACGGCAGATGTCACATTTAAGTATACAATATATGATATACTAGGAGCAGACGGAAGAACACCTTTATAACCATTTGATTCTTTATTATGGACCTTGATAAAATTCAATTAATGTGGGAAAATGATTCAGTCATTGATCCAGACAATCTTCATGACGAAAGTTTAAAGATTCCTCAATTACATTGTAAATATTATACCATCTACAATACAATTACTCTGTTGAGAGAAAGAGCAAGAGACTCTTATAACAAAGTAAAGTTAGAAAGATACAATTACTATACCGGGAAAGCACCAGCAGAGGTATATGCCGAAGAACCATTTCCTTATAAAGTAAGAGAGAAAGATGCCATCCAAAGATATATTGAAGCAGATGAAAAATTAACTAAGTTTGACCTTAAGATTAGATATTATGATACAACACTTAAGTTTTTAGAAGAAATTATTAAAACAGTTTCTAATAGAACCTTTCAAATTAAAAACGCAATTGAATGGCATAAGTTTCAATCCGGATTCAATTAAGGTCTATAAATATTTTTATATTGATCTAGATGAATGTCACATTTGATTATATCAAAGAAGAATGAAGTATATCTTCATGTCGATTCTGAGGTCCATATTCATTATGAATTAGCAGATCAATTTACATTTGAAGTACCTGGTGCTCAATTTTCTCCATCTTATAAGAAGAAATATTGGGATGGAAAAATTCGTTTATTTAATATTCAAACTAAGGAAATATATATTGGTCTTCTAGATCGCATCGTTCAATTTTGTAAGGATCACGGATACACTTACGAATTTAAAGATAATAAGTATTACGGATTGCCATTTGAAATTAATGATGGCATATCCAAAGAAGGTGTTAAAGATTACGTAACTGCAATATCAAAATACAAACCTAGAGATTACCAGATAGAAGGTGTATACGACGCCTTAAGACATAATCGTAAGTTGCTAATATCTCCAACTGCTTCTGGAAAGTCTTTGATGATATATTCTCTCGTGAGATACTATGTTGAGAAGCGACAAAATATCTTGATAGTTGTTCCGACGACTTCGCTAGTAGAGCAGATGTATAAAGATTTTGAAGATTATGGGTGGAATGTGGGTTCATATTGCCACAAAATCTATGCCGGAAAGGAAAGAGAAACTGATTCTCAAGTGATTATAACAACTTGGCAGTCTATCTATAAATTGCCAAGACAGTATTTCTCTAGATTTAATGTGGTTATTGGAGATGAAGCACATCAATTCAAAAGTAAATCATTAATATCCATAATGACAAAACTTGCTGATGCCAAATATAGATTTGGATTTACAGGAACTCTTGATGGATCTCAAACTCATAAGTGGGTGTTAGAAGGATTGTTTGGTCCTTCATATAAAATTATTAAAACTGACGAATTAATGAGTAAGGGGCATTTGGCTAAACTGGATATTAATGTAATTCTACTGAAGCACTTACCGAATAAATTTGAAACTTATGAGGATGAAGTCCAGTATATCATAGGTCATGAACGAAGGAATAGGTTCATTAAAAATCTAGCACTTGATCTAAAAGGAAATACTTTAATACTTTTTGCAAGAGTCGAAGGTCATGGTCAACCGCTATATGAATTAATAAATAATAGTAACTTGATTGAAAATCGTCATGTGTTTTTTGTTCATGGTGGTGTTGCCACTGAGGACAGAGAAAAAGTGAGAGAGATTACCGAAAAAGAAACTGGTGCAATTATTGTAGCATCTTATGGAACTTTCTCCACAGGAATTAATATTAAAAACCTTCATAACGTCATTTTTGCTTCTCCATCTAAGTCAAGAATTAGAAATTTACAGTCAATAGGAAGAGTCCTCAGAAAGGGCGATAAAAAAACAAAAGCAACTTTATATGATATTGCCGATGATATCAGTTACAAGTCCAGAAAAAATTATACATTAAATCACTTGATTGAAAGAATTAAAATTTATAACGAAGAAAATTTTAATTATGATATTGTAAACATACCGCTTAAAAACTAATGGGTGAAGAATTCTATTCAATAATAAAACTAGTATCAGGAGAAGAAATATTTTCTCTCATCTCAATTGAAGATGAAGAGGACCCAACAATCATTCTTCAAAATCCTGTAATTATGAAGTTAATTCATCATAAATCAGGAATGCATGTCAAGATAAAACAATGGATTGATTTATCTGATGAAGATATTTTTATAATTAAATCTGATAAAATCATTACAATGACAGAAAGTAATGATCAGAAACTAATTGGAATTTATAATGACTTTGTTGAAGAGTCTGATGATGAAAATATTGATCTTGGGAATCCGGATAGTTTCTACACTAGACCATCTACTAAAATGGGATACATATCTTCTGTTGAAAAGGCAAGAAAGGAGTTAGAAGATATATTCAATAAAGAAATTCAAGAAAATCAATCTCCTGAATAATAGCTAGCTAGAACTTATCTTTAACGGGGACAAACCTAGTCTACATGTGATTACCAATCTTGTCAAGCTTTAAAAGTATGCTATAATAATATTAATAATATTAATAAAGGCGAGGAAACTCAATGCTATGCCTAAGAAAAAACCAGAACATTACGTAAATAACAAAGAGTTGCTAGAAGCAATGATTGTCTATCGCACCAAAGTTGGTATTGCGAGAGAAAAATTTATTGAGAAATATGATAAAGATCCACCAAAGTCCGGGGCATGGGAAGGCAAACCCAGAATTCCTAATTATCTTGGCGAATGTTTTTTAAAGATTGCAACTCATCTTTCATATAAACCAAACTTTGTGAATTACATGTTCCGTGAGGATATGATTTCTGATGGTATTGAAAACTGCGTTCAATACATCCATAATTTTAATCCAGAGAAATCTCAAAATCCCTTTGCCTATTTTACTCAAATTATTCACTATGCTTTCTTGAGAAGAATTCAAAAAGAGAAAAAGCAATTAGAAATCAAAACAAAGATTATTGAACGCACAGGATTTGATGAAGTCATGGTTATTGACAACAATGAACTTTCGGGTAATAATGCTGAGTATAACTCAATTAAAGATAACATTCAATATCGTAACCGATAAAAAATTATGAAAGATTATTCACGATATCTTGAGTTATATCAAATTGATGAACTCAAAGATCTCTTTGACAAATATGGATGGGAAGAATCTGACAATATTGTCGTTGAGATGGCTGGCACTCAAGTTTCTGGTATTGATGTAGGCGAGGAGTATAATAAGAAGTGGCAGTCTCCTATTGGCACTCGTAAATATAACAAAGATGCATTCATTGTTATCAAAAACCTTTCTCGTGATCCCGTTGTATCTTCTAAACCAATGGACCGGGAGCATACTCCACATCATTCCAAATGAAAATAGCAATCATTACAGATACTCATTATGGTGCTAGAAAGGGTTCTAAGCACCTTCATGACTACTTTGAGAAGTTCTATGATGATGTGTTCTTTCCGACC